GAAATTACGACCGAAATTGAGCCCGCAGGGGCTAACGGTGGGGCCGGAGCCGGCCTGGCTCAGGTCAGCAAGCAAGACGTTGACGGTGCTGTAGCTAAAGCCGTCATGGAAGCAATCGAGAAGGAGCAGAAGGAACGCTCCGAGGCTATCAAGAAGGCAGTCGATGAGGCCATTGCCAAAGAGCAGGCCGAGAAGGCCGATCTGAAGAAGGCTCTCGACATCGAGAGAGATGTGCGGGTCACAAAAGAATACATCGAGAAGGCCACTGTAGACTTCCCGAACCTGCCCGGCACCACGCCCGTGGTTATGGGTCCTATCCTGAAAGAGGCTCAGGAGAAGCTTACCGAGGCATCCTTCAAGGCCTTACACGACGTCCTGAAGGCCGCAAGCGCCGCTCTGGGCGAGTCCGCACTCCTCTACAAGGAGCTGGGCAGCGACCTGGACGCACCGACGACAGGCAGTGCAGCCGAGCAGCTTGATACACTCGCAAAGGCTCGGGCAGGGGATATCCGCAAGTCTGCAGATGGCGCGACACTCGACTCCAAGACTGCTTACGCAATCGCCTATGATCAGGTCTGCAAGGAGCATAAGGACCTGTTCGTGGCAGAGCGAAAAGAATACCTCGGGAGGGCCTGAAAATGGCATACGAGATGGATGGCAGGGATATTACCTGCATAGCTGAGAATGACCTTTCGGCCTGTCAGTATCATTGGGTCGAGATCTCTGCGGAGCACGCCAAGGGCGTTCCACAGGTAGATGTCTGCGATGGAGCGTCGGATGTCACCTTCGGCATACTTCAGAACAAACCCACCGCAGGCCAGGAGGCCGTCGTGAGGGTCGAGGGCGTATCCCGGCTCATCGCCGAGGACACAACTCTCGCCATCGGCGCCAAGGCGGGCACCCACAGCAACGGGCATGGCATAGCCAAAGCCTCTGCAGGCGACTACTACCAGGCCATCGTCATAAGCGCCGCTGCTGCTGGTGGAGACCGCGCAACTGTTCTTCTGACCCCGGTGCCGTTCAAACTGCACGCTTAAATTCTTCCGAGATGATTTTATGGCACTTGATTACGCTACATTAGCCAAAGGGCTCGAATTGATCAATAAGAACGTGGACATCTCCGATATCCACGTTAATAAGCCAGCCTCAAACATGAGTCTGGCTTACCGTCAGAACCTGACCGACTTCATCGGCAACAAGTGGTTCCCTGTGATCTCCGCAGACCAGCTCGGCGGCGAGATCTCTGGTACCTACTACAAGTTCAGGAAGGATACTTTCTTCCAGAGCCGCGCAAAGCCGTGGGTCCCCGGAACAAAGATGGCCCAGGGAGACTTCGATATCGACAGTCTCGCATCCTACCGTTGTGCCTGGCAGGCTTACGAGCATCCTCTGCCTGTCCACCTGAACACGGTCTCCGATGCCGCAATCTCGATGGACCGCACAGTCAACGAGATCGTGACAACCACGATGCTCTTGAAGCGGGAGATCGATATCGCGAGCGAGTTCTTCACATCGTCTGTCTGGAATGATTACACTGGCGTGACCTCCGGCGAGAACAACACCACTACCTTCAGACGCTTCGACGATGACTTTAACAGTGACCCCCGAAAGGTCATGAAGATCCTGAAGGTGCTCCTGAAGCAGAAGTCCGGCATGACACCCAACACAATCGTGATGGGTGAGCAGGTTTACGAGACTCTGAGAATTCATCCTCAGCTCATCCAGTGGTACCAGAGCCAGTATAACCCGAGCATGAAGCTCACAGAGCTCAATGAGCAGTTCGTTGCCCAGGCGCTCGGTGTAGATAGAATCCTCGTAGGCCGAGGAATGTACGCCACCTCAGTCGAAGGCGAGGACGTGGCAAGCATCACCCTGGACTGGATCTACGGCAAGCATCTGTGGCTTGGATACGTAGGCACTCCCGGCCCGATGGCCGCGACTGCTGGAATGGTCATAAGCTATGACAAGGTTCTCGGAGGCTTCGATGCAGCCATAGAGATCGTACCAGACCGCAGAACTCACGCCAACTTCTACCAGGGTATCCAGTGCTACGATGCTGTTTGCGTCGGAAAGGACTTCGGCGCGATGGTCTCCAACATCATATCTTAAGGGGCATCGCCATGAGTAAAGAAAAAGAATACTCTGGGGGCACAGCGGCTGAAGAGCCGCCCACCCCTCAGAAGGCCTATCTGGTCCTAAACGAGCTAAAGGGCATAATCGATGGCAAGCTTGCCTATTACGCACGCGGCCAAACAATCCCATCACAAATTGCTGAGAGGATACCGGCCCTGCCCGCGCTCCTCAGCTCTGGCAGTCTTAAGGAGGTGTATGTCTAATGGTCGGACCCGGAAACGCAAAGAAATACCCCTACAATGTGATGATCAAGGGGCTTTCTGCAGAGAAGTTCTATCTGCCCAATGGCACAGGCGGCTATGAAGAGGTTACGGCCACCCCGGACGAGCTGAACACCTTAAATCTGCTGTCCAGGAAGTATACCGTCTATTCAGCCGATGCCCTCAACGCGGGCGATCTGCTGCATATCACAGGCTATGATGCCTCAGATGATGTCTTCTCGGTAGAGAAGGCAGACGCAGACACCAGCGGCAAGCAGGCCCAACTCATCGCCACCGAGGCGAACGAGGGCGCCACAACCTCTGAAGCCGCAGACACCTATGAGCTTCTGGACCTAAACACGAATAGCGCAACCGTGGGCGATCCTGTCTATCTGGATGCCACAACTGCCGGAAACTGGACACTCAGCAAGCCCACAGGTGCAGACCAGATAGCCCAGATAGTCGGCAGGGTCAAGGTCAAATCCACCGACGCGGGCAAGATTGCCTTCAACGTGGTCAAGACCGAGATCGTAGCCTTCGGCACGTCCGCCCTCCAGGCCGATGCTATCACCTCCGCAAAGATCGCGCCTGCCACCGTGCTCGCCACAGACATAGCGCCGGATGTAGCCCGCAAGTTCACGGTCTATTGTGCTGTACCCCTGGCGATCGGGGAGCTGCTGCACATTTCCAGCTATGATGCCTCAGACGATGTGTTCACGGTCGAGAAGGCTGACGCAGACACAAGCGGTAAGCCCGCACAGCTCATAGCATCCTCGGTGAATGCTGGCGCTACGACCTCTGAAGCCAGGGATATCCAGGAGCTGACCACCCTCGACACAAACACAGGCAATGTGGGAGATCCTGTATATCTGGACCCGGCAACTGCCGGAAACTGGACGCTGACGCCTCCAACAGGCGCGGACCAGCTCAAGCAGATCGTGGGCAGGATCAAGGTCAAGTCTGCGACAGTCGGCGAGATCGTCTTCAATACGGTCGAGGCTGAGATCGTAGCCTTCGGCTCTTCTGCTCTGCAGCCTGCTTCGGTTCTGAAGACCAAACTCGCGGGAGGCTTCTCAAAGGTCACGATCGCCGATGGTACAGCCACCGCGACTGATGTCACGGTACCAGGCATGGCGGTTGGTGACGAACTTGTGAGCGTATTGGCCCTGGCCACGAAAGCGGCCATCACGTCTTTAGCAGACCGCACATCTGAATATGTGGTGGGTGCCGGGAAGCTCGTGAAGGCTGCCGGGGAAAACGAGACCAGCAACCAGCTCATCATAGTTTGGAACGACTTGACTTAAAGCAAAACAAAACGTAAGCGGGCCTGTCCAACCGGGCCCGTCCCTTCAACTTCTCG